ATAGAAGGTATTTACGTGAATGGTGCTATGGAGGCTGTATGAGACGTATTCCGCGGTTGGTGAATGAGATACTGGATGTATATTATGATATTTGTAAAATGCAGGGGCGTATTTGTGTGAAGGACGAGATAGGAGCAGCGATTGTTGCCAGGGAGATAGTTGCTGTAGCTGATTCTATTTTAGAGAAGGATGAATTGCGGTACAGATTTATTAAGGGTTTGTTGTATTGGGTTTTTATCAAAAAGAAGAAAGGTTTTGTCTTGAAGAAGGTAGCCTCTTACGTAGTGGATTACTTGTATCAGTTTGATATAGAGAATCAAGATTTGGTTGTGGACCAGTTTGTTAGGGAATTTGAAGCCTATGTAAAGTCTCGTTGGGGTTTTTGTCCTAATGTTGATGTAACTGATAAGAAGGTGATTTCTGCTGCTTTTACGACTGATAAAGTGGCGCGTGAATTTGGTATGACTATGTATCAGTGTATTATGGCTCAGCATGAATGTTGGGAGCGTATTAAGTCTCCGTTGTCTTTTGGTGGGTTGTCGGATGAGAATAAAGCCAGAAATAGAGTTTTGATATGGAAGGACTGCGCCTCAGTAGAGGCGAAAGTGATAAAAGAAGATTATTCGTTAGAAGAAGTAGAAGTGTTAAAAAGAAAATGGGAAGAATTGAGGAAAATAGGAATTGAAAAAGTATTAGCTGCAATGAATGGAAAAACAGGATATTTGATAACGATGATGAAGCAATGGAAACAGGACAAAGAAAATGGGATGAGTGATGAAATGTTGAATAAGAAGTATGCTGTTGAAGAAATTGTGAAGAGATGGGTGGAGAATGGGAGGCCTGTATTAGTACAATGAATAAGTATTTGATTGGTGAAATAGCTTGGCATAGATTAGCAGATAAGACGTTGGAGGATTTTGATTGGACAGGTAATGAACTGCTTGAGGTTGCCGTACGAGAGTTAGTATCGCTTAATCAATGGGAACGTGGGTTAGGGTTAATTGGGTGGACAGGGGTGGGTAAAACGCATCTTTTGGTAGCTTTGTATAAGCAACGTATGTGGAAGTATGTATATGAGACGCAGAAGCAAGCTCCAGTATGGTTATCTTTTTACGATTTGTTAGACCTTGATGAAGGTAAGACTAAGCAGATTGTTTCGGAGATTTTAGGTACAGTGGGGATTGTGTTTATTGACGATGTATGGTATTCAGGTCAAGGTGAAAAGGAAAAGGAGTTGGTGAAGGCTATAGTATATAGATGTTATGATTTGAACAAGGTATTGTGCTGGTCCAGTAATTTGCCGGTGGACCGGTGGGACGTGGATGTACGGGTCAAGGACAGGTTGCGTGAAATGTGTATGGTATTAGAAGTTTTTGGAGAGAGTAGGAGGTAGGTATGATGACGAAGCTTATTCAGATGATACTGAGTAAGTTATTTCCTTTGCCGAAGGATGTCCCGGTTTGGATGAAGACTTCTATAGTACGTGTTGACAGGAGGATTCGACCATGCGTATTAGTGTAGTAATTGATGAAAGGGTACATGTATTTATTGCTGAGGCAGGTAATTTAGTTTCGGAGTGGGTGGTAAATCCTGAGGATTTTCGTTTGGAATTCAAGGGCGGGTCTCGCTGGCAGTTGTCCCGTTCGGATGATTCAATTTTTATAAAGAACGGACCTGAAGTAACATGGTAAAATTTCCACGAAATGAATGGTACGGAGTGTAGTATTATGGTAGGTAGTTATTCCGGATAGTATTCAGGAGGTAAAGTACGTGTATAAGATATTCGTATTTGACAAGGATTGGAAGTTGTACGCTTATGTTTCTCATTTAAGGAAGAAGGAAAGGATGTTTATTAAGCAGTGTTTGGAACAAGGTAAGGGTATACGTATAACGAAGCGGGGAGTTATAGTCTATCAAAGAGGTACGGATATAGAAATAGGAAATGATTTATGAATTCAGTTTTGCTTTTTAAGCTTATACTTAAAAAACCCAGATTTCGTGGGTTAGTGTCTTATGTTTTGCCTAATCATTTTCAGAACCCGGCTGATAGGGAACTTTGGAGAATTTTGTCTCGGATTGTTAAGGAGTATGGTGATATTCCATCGGAGGAGGCTTTTGTATTATTAGTTCAGGAGGAGGTTAAGAATTCTCCAGCAAAAGAAAGTATAGTTAAGAGATTACAGGAAATTGTTGATTTAGAGATAAAGGATGTAGATGAGAAAATACTTGCGCATTTGTTAGAGGAGTATTTTGTTCGAGTGAAGGTTTTGGAGTTAGGTGATAGGTTATGCTCGTCGGTTGATGACAAGAAGATAGATAAAGCGCGGTTGTTGGATTATTTGCAGCAGGTATTGGTTCAGTTACGCCAGGGAGTTTTGTCGGACGGTAATGTTTCGGAGATATTGGAGAATAAGGCCATTTTAGAGCGAATTATTTCCAGAATTGATGATGAAGAAGATGAGATGTTGTCTTTGTTTTTGCCCTCGATTGACAGGATATTGAATGGAGGTATACGTAGAGGTACGTTGTCGGTTGTATTAGGTGCTACGTCTGTAGGTAAAACTATGTTTTTGGTCTATTTATCGGCTGTTGCACGGGTACAGGGATTTCGTGTATTGTACTTATCGCTTGAGGATACAGATAAAATTGTGCAGGAGAGATTTGACAGCTTGTTTTTTGGTTCAAAGGTGTATGTTGACTATGTAATAGCGAAGAAGCAGTTTTTGGACCGGTTTGGTGGAGGTATTTGGGTTGAGTATAATTTTGGTATAGACATTGAGTACATACGTAGTTGTGTTCAGCGTTACAAGGAACTTTTAGGTGGATTGGATGTTTTGGTAGTGGACTATGGGGATTTGGTAGCTCCGGTTCGTCGTACGGGGGACGAGTTTGTTGACCAAGGTGTCGTGTTTGAGGAGTTGATGCATATTGCGGAGACGGAGGGTTTATATGTGGTGACGGCTTCGCAAGCGACTCGTGCTTCGTTGTCTGCGCGGAATCTTACGCTCCAGCATATAGGGCGTAGTTTTCGTAAAGTACAGGTGGCTCATTATGTGTTGGCTCTTGCGCAGAGTCCGGAGGAGGAGGAAAAGGGGTTGATACGTTTTGTGGTATTGAAGAATAAGTTTGGGCCGCGTGGTGTAACTATCTCTTGTGCTGTTGCACGTGCGCGTCATTGGTTTAGGGAATTGTCGTCATGAATACGGACTTTGTTGCGGATTTTATGGAGAATATGATGTTGTTGCGAATGCAGGGGAAGCATACTCATGACCTCTATTCTGATTTTAAGTCGCAGTTGGTTTCTATGCTATTGCGCTTAGGTATTGAAACGGTTTGGGTATGGGGGATGGACAATCGTCATGTATTTATATTTGCTTCTGATGCGAATCATAAGTTTCCTGTTGGTGAATATCGTTGGTCGTTGGAGAGTGTATTGGAGGAGGTATATGGTGATTTAGGTTTTAGGGAACATATTATTTCGTTGGTATATTTGACTGATGAAGAAAGAAAATTGTTGGTGGAGGCATTGATGCGGTATGCGGAGGCTTGAGCGGTTTGCTCGCTATCTCCAGTCTAATTGGGGTGCCTTTCCGAAGAAAGGCGGTGCAGAGCTGGTATTTAATTGTCCTGCTTGTGGCGATACGAAGCAGCATTTCAGTTTTAATGTTGATTTGGGTGTTAGTAATTGTTTTCGGTGTGGATATCGTCCGCGTCCTCAGGAGTTTTTGAAGCGGTATACGATGTTAAGTGACTCGGAAATAAATGAATTGCTCGAGTATAATGAATGTAGCAATGTTAAAGGTGTTGAATCGCCTGTGATGTTGCCGCGTGATTTTTGTTTATTGGAAAGGTATTCGAGTGAGGATGGTGTGTATTTGTTGGTAGCGCGTTTTGCCAGGGAATCGAATGTGGAGATGGATTCGTTGATTGATTATGGTGTAGGTATTTCCCCATCTTTTTCGGGAATGTTGATTTTTCCTTGTTTTTCTTTTGAAGGGGAATTGTTGTCTTGGTTTGGTAGGGCATATTTGTCTGTGGTGGAGCCCCGGTATTACTTTTGTGGTTCCAAGTCACGTACTTTGTGGGGTATTTTGCACGCGCGTTTGATTGATGGTCAGTTATTTGTTTGTGAGGGTTGGAAGGATGCGTATAGAATGGGTGGTGTTTGTATATTTGGTAATGCTATAAGCAGCGAACAGGTTTTGCTTGCAAGGCAATTAAAGCAAAGGTTAGGAGGTGATGTTATTGCGGTAATGTTAGACAGTGATGCATGGAAGTATGGGATTGGGGTAGCGAAGAGGTTTTTGGATGCAGGTGAAAATCATGTAAACTTGTATTTCCTTAGTGGAAAGAAAGACCCTGGAGAGTGTAAAAATTACCAAGAAGCAATTGAGAATTCGATATGTTATAGGCTACCTGAACAGTTGTTACATGCAAATTTAAGAATAAGAAAGGAGAATAAGTCATGGATTTGGAACTTTTGAAAAGAGAATTAGAGGAGGCGGCGCAGTCAGAGAAATCGCAAGACCAGTTTTGGAAAGCCAAGGATGGGGTAAATGTTATAAGGATACTGCCCCCGCCGGAGGGTTCGCAGTTGTTTTATCGTAACGTGGGGGTACATTATCGTTTGTTGGGGGTGAGGGTGGCGTTTTGTCCGCGGATAACTTTTTCGAAGCCTTGTCCTGTGTGCGAGTATGTTGATTGTATAAAGGATACGGATAATCCGATTAAGGTAGAGGTTGCGCGTCGTTTGTTTCCTGTCTCGAGGTATTTGATGAACGTATACTTATTGGACGAGAAAAGAATAGTGCCTTATCTTGCACCGAAGACGGTCAGGACGGGGTTGTTGCGGATAATGCTTGACCCGGATTGGGGTGATATCACGCGGTTGGACACGGGTAGAAACGTGGTGATAGAGAAGATAATTCCGAGTTCGGGAACTTTGAAGGTCATGTACGATGTACGTACGAAGCCTAATGTTTCTGCTGTTCCTGTTTCGATGTCTGATATACCAAAGTTTGAGTCGATAATTGATTCGCGGATGTTGTCGTACGAGGAGTTGGAGAATCATTTCCGTGGTGATACGAAGGATGATGAAGAGCTGATTAGGCGATATTACGAGGAGTTTAGTGGTCGTTCTCCTGTATCGTCCTCGTCGGAGGCCGTTTCGGAGGAGGCTTTGGTTGGGAAGATTAGTTCTGTGCTGGCAGGTACGATGCGTCAGAAGACTGAGTCCTTGACGAAGTCGCAGTCCGAGGATGATGCTATTTTAGCGCAGGTTAAAAAGTTGCTGGAGTCGCAGAAATGAAGTTAGTTGACTTATTTGGGGTATCGCAGGAGCTTGGCAAGAGTAAAAGTACGGGTAAGGGTAAGAAGACTGTAAAGCAGAAGAGTAAAGAGACTCCTGTATTTGGGTGTGGTGATTGTCCTCTTGGAGATGATTGTCGTGTTCCGGGTGAAGGTCCTTTGGATGCTCCGATAGTGTTGGTTGGTGAAGCTCCTGGGGCGGAGGAAGAGTTACAGCGGCGACCGTTTGTTGGTGTAAGCGGTCGCCGCTTACGCTTAATTTTGCAGCAGTTAGGGGTATTAGACAGTGTATATATTACGAATGTTGTAAAGTGTAGACCGCCTGGAAATCGTGTCCCGAGTGATAGAGAGATTAAGTGTTGTAAAGCTCACTTGGAAAATGAATTGAATAAATTGACGGGGCGTAAGATTATTGTTGCGTTGGGTGGTACGGCGATGGGGTGGTTTGGTTTAGGTGAGGTGGAGGAGAATAGGGGTTTTGTTAAGCAGACGAAGTGGGGTCCTGTGATGGGTACTTGGCATCCTGCATATCGTGGGTTGATGTTGAAGAATCCAGCTACAGGGGATGAGGCTTTTACCTTTTTGGTTAAGGATTTGAAGACTGCGGTGGAGTATGCTTCTGGTGGTCAGTTGTACAAGGTACCTGAGTATCGTTGTTTGATGACGAATGATGATTTAAGGGACTTTGTTAATGTATTGGTACCTGGTAAGAGATTTGCTTTGGATTTTGAGACAAGTTCATTGGATGTGTTTGGGTTGGATTTTAGGGTATTGTCTTGTGCTGTGGCTTTTGATGATGGTTGTTGGGTTTTTCCTTTTTCGTCATCGGATTGTACAGTGGATAGGGAGTTGTTGTACAAGTTATTGGTTTGGTTGTATTGGAATGGTGAACCGGTTTTTTACAATGCGATGTTTGATGTTATTGTTGGTCAGCGGTTTTTGAACTGGGGTATTAGGGAAGTTGATGATGTAATGTTGATGTGGTATCTTTTGAATGGTGGGCGGAGGAATTTCACTTCGTTGAAGCGGTTGGCGTTAGATTATACCGAGTGGGGTCAGTATGGTGTTACGAAGGAGCAGTTAGCGGATATGTCATCGGTAGATGAGCAGCAGTTGTATGCCTATAATGCTACTGATGCTGTAGTTACCATGGAGTTATGGGGTAAAATATACGACGATTGGTTAGTTAGTAATCAGGTTCCATGGAGTTCGATTTTTGGTGCGCGGGAGTTTTCGTTGTACGATGCTTGGGTTAATGTAATGCGTAAAGCCTTGTATGTTTTGTTGGAGATGAAGTGGAATGGGATGAAGGTGGACAAGGACTATTTGGTACGATTGGAGCCTGAGTTAGGTAATCGGATGAAGGAGCTTCAGCAGGCGATATATAGTAAGGTGGGCATGGAGTTCAATATAGATTCGCCTTTGCAGGTGAAGAAAGTATTGAACAGTATGGGTTTGACGGAGATAGAGAGCACTTCTAAGTCGGCATTAGAGAATTACGCCTCGCGTATACCTGTGATAGATTTGATATTGAAGTATCGGGAAGCGAGTAAGTTGTATGGTACGTATGTTGTATCGTTGTTGACGGAGCATGTGAAGTCTGACGGTTGTGTTCATGCTGATTACAATTTGAATGGTTCTGCTACTGGTCGGGTGTCTTCGAGTAATCCGAATTTGCAGAATATTCCGACTCGTATGGGAGGTATTATTGAAAGAGCTTTTGTATCACGGTTTGAGGATGGGTTGATTATTAAGGTGGATTTTTCTCAGCATGAGTTGAGGGTAGCGGCGGCGTATAGTGGCGACTCTGAAATGGTGAATGTTTTTGTTCGAGGTGAAGATTTGCACAACGCGGTAGCGAAGAATATTTATGGGTTGTCGGAGGAGGATTTTGGTACTGAAAGGTGGACGGAGCTTCGTCGGTTGGCGAAGGGATTTAATTTTGGAATCTTGTATGGTCGAGGTGTTAAGAGTATATCTGAGGAGTTGGGGATAAGTGAAGAGGAGGCCTCGCAGAAGATACATGAGTATTTTAGATTTTTTCCAAGGTTACGCAGTTGGATAGATGAGGTGACGGCTTTTGCGTCTAGTTATGGATTAACGCGTACGATGTGGGGTCGTGTTAGGTATTTAGAGGCGGATGATGCTGGAGGAATGCTGCGTCGTGCTATAAATACTCCTGTACAGAGTGCTGCTTCGGATATTGCTCTTTTAGTAGCGTATAATATCTTGTGTAAGATGAAGGAGCGAGGATTACGTGCATTGATGGTGAATTTTATTCATGATGCTATTTTGATTGATTCACCGAAGGACGAGGTGGATGATATATGCACTTTAGTACAGGAAGAAGTGGCTTCGATTAGGTTGCCGTTGTCGGGTCCAGTTCCGCCGTTAGCGGTGGATATACAGAAAGGAAAGAGTTGGGGGGATTGTAAATGAAGAAGTCTTTAGTGCCTGAGTTTGATGTATGTCCTGGTTTTGGGGTTGAGTGGGACGTGCATGCTAAGGAATGTAAAATTTGTGAAATAGTATATAGTATGTATCATAGGAAGTGTAAGGAGGTGAAGGAGAAAATGGCGGTATGGAAATGTAGGAAAAAGGCGTTTGGTAGTTTTGTGGAAGGGGATTCTGATTGTACTGAGTGCAGTCAGACTTCTCCTGAAATGTTTGTTCTTTGTAAGAAGGTAGCTAAAAAACATGAGGAGGTAAATAGTATGAACGAGGATGTAAAGCAAGTTGTTACTGAGGTTAAGGTAGTGGAGGAGTCGCAGGATGCCGGGGTTAAGGAGACGTTGTCTTCTGTTATTGATGAGCTGATGCTTAGAGGTGCGACGGTTCAGGAAATTATTGCCGAGTTGGACAAGAAGTTTCCGAATAGGAATTCGATGAAGCGGCGTTCTCAGATTATTGCTCGTGGTCGTGACAGGGCTAAGAGTGGTAAGTACGAGTTCTTGTATGAAGGTGATAAATGTCTTTTGATTAAGAAATAGTCAGGACTGGAGGTTATTGATGAAGGGTTCGGAGTTGTGTGGCATAGCTAAGATGGTGGGGAGTATCTGGGATGTATCGTTAGCGCATCTTGCGGAGATGAGGTGTGTTCATGTATCGCAGGCAGGTGTTTTGACGGTTAAGAGTGGGTTTGTGTCTGTACAGGTTCCTGTCCCAGGTTTGTTGGAGCGTGGTGATGCTTCGATTAGTGTACCGCATTTTATTCAGGTGTTTGGTAATTTAGATAGCGGTTCAGAGTATCGAATAGTTCGTCACAGTGGTAAGCTTGTTTTGCAGGAGAATGGTAGGAATATACTTACGTTTACTGATGGTAATGTAACGCCGGTTGGTATGTTGATGAGTGAGTCAGATTCTGTACAGAGTGTTAGGGTTTTTGATTCAAGTGTTATACAGGCGTTGTCTGCTGTGGTGGAGTTTGCTGGAATGAAGGAGGTGGAGCCTTTTTTCCGTGGAGTTCACTTTTCAGACGGCTGTTTGATTGCTCTGGACCGCTATAGGTTAATTAACATGCAGGTTGATTATGATGTGGAAATATCGATTTTTGAGAGTGCTGTGCACAAGTTGATTGCTTTGTTTAGGGACAGGGATGTTCAGGAGGTTTTGGTTACTCCGCGTGTGTTGAGGGTGGTGGCTGGGGATGGGTTAATTGCTGATGTAATGTTGTTGCAAAGGAACGAAGAGAAGTTGCGGATGGTGAAGGAAATTTCGGCTGGAGGAGAGGGTGTACGGATAGAGGTAAGTGCGGGTCTTTTGGAAAGACTGTCGCGGATATGTGAGTGGATTGGTTGGGCTCGTAAGCTTATTTTTGACTTTGAGTGTGTTGGAGGCAATTTGACTATTAGAGGAGGTGCGGATGTAGGTTTGGACATAGAGGATACTTTGCCGGTGAATGCTACAGGTGATTTTAAGTTTTCGGTATGGATGAGTGAACTTGTTGAGTTGTTGGTGAAGGTAACGATTGCTGCCATGGAGGTAAAGGAGCGTGTACTTTATGTTAGAAGTATGGATAATAGAGTACAAGGGTATTTGGTGAGGTTAGGATGAAGCTGATAAAGGCAGAGGTATTATTTACAAGGCGTTGTAATCGTTCTTGTAATTATTGTGGAATGAAGAGGGAGTTGCCTGAAGCT